GCTCCTTATAAATACTTAGGATTCTAGTTAGCACCTCTTCAATCTTATCTCTTTCCTCTTCTCTATCTTCCCAAAGTATCTGTTTTGCACTGCGTAATAATTCACCACTTTTACCGAAAAGTCCACTATCAGTTGGACTAACTAGCATTGGTGGTACGTTGAATGACTTAATAATTGCAGCCTCAGCACTTACTTCTGTATTAAGAAATAGACCATCATTGTATTCAGATGTTAAATCCTGTACTAATATTTGGTCAGATAGTTCTGCTTGAGCAGAATCTGCTTCTAATACGATAATGGAATGTGCATTATTTGCACCTTTAATATCATCTATACGTCTTAAGAATGCACCTCTCTCTTCATCACTTGAGAATGGTTTAACTACCATGGCTTTTGTTCCAATGAATCCTTCAGCAGCTCCTTTGGCCATGAATAATCCTGCATGGATTTCAGCTATCATATGATTCTCAACAGTTTCTCCATCTGCTAAACTATATACCTCATTAAGATATTTTTGGATATGAATTATTTGACCTTTATATTTGTTCCAACCACCTGCAGCCTCAACTTGTTTATCAATTGCTTTTGGTGAAGGATTGAATCTATCTACAACTGTAAACTCACTTGGCTTAACTGCCCTGTCTTGACTTCTATCCCAGTTGTTATACATGATTAGTTTACCTGCATAATTAACATCATCAGATTTACCTACTCTCATATATTTGGTTGGAATCACCTTGAATGATTTTATCTTATACTCACCATTGTATTGGATATGAATAAAGGCATTGTTGTGTTTAGCATATTCTCTAGCAAGTGTGCGAGCCACATCATTAAGTGAATGTTCTTGAGTATTAACAATCATACTACCTTGCTCTATACCATTACCATAAATAGCTTTAGCTACCTTATCGATACATACCTTAGCAGTTGATGAGTTATCAAGTAAGTATTCCAATGTTGAAGGACGAGCATTATCTAATCCCCAACCCCATACATCATTCCTACGGTCTGGTTTAACCTGTAATAGTAAATGCTTAACATCATTATATATAATTTTCATTAGTCTTCATTTAGAACTAGGGTAATGAAGTCCTCTTTAGATGTGGCCTTGATATCTGGATACATCTCTCTAAGTTCTTGCATTTTATATTTGGATAATTCATCTCTAAGGTCTGATTGGATGATAGGTGTTTCTTCTAAGTGAATAGGTTCCACATCAACCTTTGGTTCAACAGTTGGGTTATCCAACAATTCTTCCCAATTTTCAGGATATTTAGAGAATAAACTTATTCTTTCTTTATTAATAGATAGGAATTCTAATGCAATTTCATCGGTCATAGACTTGTTACTAATAGTAACACTTCCACCTTGCTTCATTTTGTATATCCCATTTAGTTTTTTAAATTCAAAATTTGTCATTTTGTAGTGTTTTCTTAAGGTAATTAACATATTATTTATGTCTGATGGACAACTTGTACAGACTCTTCTCCCATAGTTAACATAGTAATCTTCAGCTAATTCTTTAATATGTAATTTAAGTTGGGATTGCGGTAATTTTAATATCTCTTCCATAACTATAAGTATAAGGTTTATTATTAAAAAAGAAAGTAGAGCAAACCACAAAGAGTCTGTCTACTTTCAATTTTATTTAATATGGAATGATTAAACTGAAGCGAATAAAGAATCGAAAGAAGCTTTAGTAGTTAAGTAATCAGTTTCCGAAAGGATAGCATATGGATATTCTTCATATGTGTCCTCTTTTGTTCTAAGAGTGAAAAGTAAACTTCCTGCATTTTCTCCACTGTTTCCAGTCATTTCAGAAAGCTCAAGTCCATTCTCGAACCCGTAAACTTTAAATGCATCTGCATTAGATACACCTTTATAATTTGTTTCTACAACAATGATAAATCTACCACCTTTAAGTTCAGAAGCAATCTCAGCGTTAGCTGCACTTGAAGTTCCTAATCTACATAGGAAAGAGTGAGCAAAACCGTCAACAACTTCACTGTTTGGTGTAAATTCAATAGCAGTAGAGCCAAGGTCTTTATACCATCCTATGGAGAACCCTGTACTTCCAGACTTTAAATTCAATTCTGAAATAGTAGCACCTGTAGAGGTAGTAGCTGTAGGGTCAATATCATCGAAATTTATGATAACGGCCTTAGAACCTGCTAAACCCTTCAGTGCCTTGTCTTGGCAATCGAAAGTAATGTCTGCTGTAATTTTTTTAATACAACTCATTTTATTTTGTCTTTAAATTTTATTTATGTTATTAAAGGAAGGGGAATATGAAACTCCCCTATCCATTAGTTATTTAATTTTTGTGTTATTATACACCTGCAGTCCACTCAACGATTTCGTCAGCGTTTGCAATTTGAACTCCAGCTTTAGCCTTCACTCTTAAGTAAGTTTTATCAGTTACTTTATCATAGAACATATCAGCAACAGCGCTTTCATTTTCTACGTCAGAACCAACGATAAGGTTTTTACCTAAACCTGCAACCATTCTGTCAGATTCATTAAGTCCGTATACACGTACTAATCTCATTCCAGAACCACCAACTCTAAGTACACCATTATCATGCTCAGCATCATAGTGATATTGGTTAGCATCTTTTTGTGCAGCGATGTATAAATCAAATACATCATCTCCAACCATTACTACGAAGTCTTTATCTCTTTTTACTTTTGCAGGAGCAGCAGCTCTCATGTCATCAACAAGACCAATAACATTGGCTTTAGTAATTGAAACAGCAGCAGAAGTGTTACCAGCGATAACATTAGCATCAGCATCTATTCTAGCTAAGTAACCATCAAATAAGTCACCACCAGCTACAGTACCTGACCAGTACATAGTTTCTAATTGCTCTTGAATAGAAGCGATTTTAGTATCAACCAAAGCTTCGAACCACTCAGATGGAGCATCTCCTTCGTTATTAGAACCTGGAGCCAATACCATGTTAGGGTATTTAGACTGCAAATCATCAGTACAGAATTCTTCATATACTGTAAAAGGCTTTACAGATATCTCTACTTGAGACATAACTGTAGAACCACTTGGGTTAGGACAGTTACCTGAAAGAATGGAAGCTCCACCTGAAAGGTGTGGGATTACAGTGCTTCCTTTAATCCCTGTCATATACAAAGCAATTTTTCCAGTGTCTCCACCTGCAAACAAAGTTTTTGTTAAGTGTTTGTTTTCTCTTGCGATGTAATCGTTAAAATTAGTTAAATCCATTTTAGATTAATTTTTAATTGTTTTTATATTATTTTATTATCGTCCTCTTAAGGCATCAGTAAGGAATGAACCTCCCTGATTAGTTTGTCTTTGAGTAGTTGATGGAGGGACATCCACATCAGAACCACCGATTGATTTTTTTAGATTGGCAATCTCTGTTTTAAGAGCTTCGTTCTCAGTTTGGTAATGAGCTTGAACTCTGTTAAAGATTGATTCTTCTAATTGAGTAATAAGAGCATCAATATCTACTTGTTCCATAGTCTCTACAACTTCTTCTTGTGCTTCTTCAACTTCGGATACAGTATCTGCAGGTGCCTCCACCTCATCAACAATATCTTCACCTGCTTCCGCATGAGCTTCAGGTTGCTCCTCTTCTGGAGTTTCTTCTTCTTCTACTGGTGCTTCTTCAGGTTGAATAACCTCAACAAGTTTACCTACTAGAAATACAAAGGTGTGACCCTCTGGCATTAATGCTTCACCTTCTGCAGGAAGTCCATCGATTTCAGCGATGTTACCTTCTTCAGGTGATTGTCCAAGTTCTAATTCAGGGAATTTAATTTCTCTTCCCGTTACATCTTGAACGATTAGGTTTACAACTTCATCTTCTTTAAAGAAGTTTTTAAGTGTGTTGTAGAAATTTTCTACGTTCTTCATAATTGTTTTATTTTCGTCTTCATTATTATTATTAACATCACCAAGTAATGCCATTGCTTGTAGTTGAGGTTGGAATACCTCATGAGCAAAACCTAAGTCTAAAGCTTCTTCTGATGATAGGAATGTTTCTTTTAGTAGTAAATCAGATATAGAGTTAGTATCTAAATCGATATATTGTGAATAAAATACTACGAATTCTTGCTCCATTGTTGCTAAGGCTTCGCTTGCCTCTTTAAGTTCTCTTGCACCTCCTTGAATAGTCATCCATGGATTGTGAATCATTACTTTTCTTTTCCCAGCTTCAACCATTCTATGGTCTCCTGCCATCCAAATTACAGAAGCAATTGAATAAGCTTTCTTAGCTATGGTTTTAACAGGTAACTTTTGGTTCCTAAGGAAATTAAAAATAGACCTTCCTTCGCTTACATAACCTCCATTAGAGTCTATGATTACTTCTATATCTGTTGGGTTCTTGTAAGACTTGAACTGACGGATTATATCCATTAGTTTAATATCTTCACCTACAACCCCAGTAACGTATAATTTTGCTGTCATATATTAACCTATGTACGATAAATAGTATTATTTATTAAAATGTCTAACAAAAACTAGGAATTATCTGGATATGTTGGATAAAACCAATGAGTAAGGTTATATTTCTTGACATGCCAATCATTAATTATTGTTTTAAACACTAACACATTATCATTTCTAGTGAGGCAAACTACTTTAGAACCATCCTTAGGTTGTTCAACTTTAATATCTATCCATTCCATAATTAATCTTCTATATTCTCTATAAAGCTTCGCTCTAAATAATCTCCTAATATTAGGAGTGAATTGGTGAGTTCATATTCATTTATATTTATACTGAAAACAACATACAAACTAATTACAAGCATTTCAATAGGTTCATCATATCTTGCATCCTCAACTGACTCATGAGTGATTAAACATTCTAATTGATTAACATGTTTACCAAGAAGTAACATAATATCATTCTTAATTGCATTATCTATATTATCCTTATCGAAATCATAAAGTTTAGGCCCACACCCAGTAAAATTAATTGTATAATTGTAGTTGGTTAGTTGTTCAGTTTGAATCATGTCTCCTTATTCATTTTAATTATTATGCGTTGGACATTCTTACTACTCATAGAGAATTCCTCGGCAGTCTTATTATACCTATCCATTTTATTACCACTTAATTGAAAGAAGTAATCGTACACTGCAATATATATGATGATAGTTCTAGATAATAAACCTGCAGAGGTAAGTCTTGTGATGATAGGTAGGTTTTTCATTATCAATTGATAGTTCGTCATTGAGTTATATTAGTTGAGGTTATTCTTATTTTTCTTACGGTTCTTGAACCATGCAATTATATCTATTGTCTTAACAAATAATATTAGGAGTGCTAAGAGTATCATGAATATAGTTACAAACCAGTGGGTAACGTATACTCCAAGTAACCATATAATTAATACCAATAACCCATACATTGTTTCTATGTTAGTTTTAAATTTCATAAGTTTAATTTTAATTTATCTATTATTAATTTTACCATTTACCCAATGGGCATTTAGAATCATTATCTCTAACTTTAGCAGGTAAGTAACATGAACAACCTTTTGTTATTTCTCCTGTAATTTCATTTAGGCCCATCTTATTACTATCACAGATATAACCACTAATTTGTTCAACATCATCATTAGCGAAGACATCTATATTGGTCTTGAATGATTTAAGTGGGCAAGTTGCACATATCTTAACTCTCTCTAATTGCTCTTCTGTTAAGGGTTCTCCTGATAGGTGCTTTCCCCAGGCTTTGGCTATTTTCCTAAAGTTCATAATGTTTTTTATAATATTTAATCTCCTTCTTATCTTTCTCAAGCTTGGTCTGAAATTCCTCTACTTTATATTCCACAGATTGTGGGTGATGCATAACGGGT